TAGCAAGTTCAGGATTATCTTCTAAAACTGCAATAAGAGCTCTTGATTCAGAATGAAAGTTTGCATCTGTTAAAGCTTCAACAGCTGCTTGGGACATTCTTTTTTCGTATTCTTCTTTACCTAATTTTTGTGGTGTAACTCCTAAACTTTGTGCTTTTTTACGAACAACTTTGTTTACTTGAGGATTACCAGCTCTTGGTTTAGATGGTTCTGATTTAGGTTCATCTCCTTTAGGTTCTTCTTTATCCTTGTTAAAGATGTTCACTTTAGGAGTATCTTTTTTAGAATCATCACCTTTAGAATCGTTATCATCTTTTTTATCATGAGTACCTGCTTTTACTGCAGAATCTCTTGCATCTTTAGATTTAAATACAGAAACCTCACCACTATCTTTATTGATTGCTGTGTATGTTTCTTCTTCTTTTAAAAGGTCAGTCAATTTAATCATAATTCCTTTGTCTCCGTTTTATGTGTATATAAATCAAGTTTACCATCTTCGGTAATCTTAACTTCATAATTAGTTTTTCTAATATCGTTGTGACCACCTTTATATGGAGTAGTACCAACTTCTCGGGTTACTTTCCCAAGTTTAATTTTATTTTTGGACATATAGTCCTGTACATTAAATGCCATAACTTAAGTTATTTCTGTTATAATTTCTCTCATCAAATCTTGTGATTTACACCACTCGTTACAAACTTCACCTTGTTTTACTAGTTGTTTGTTAACAGATTCGTTCATCGGAGTCATAAATGCTCCATGTGTTGATGGATTAGAAACAAAATCCCAACCAATCAATTCAAAATCTTCACCTACTTGAACTTTACCACCTGATAGAGGTTCTACTGAACCCATACCTCTTGATGATATTCCTAAAAGGATTCCTGCTTTAAGTAGTTCTTTTAAGATGTTACCACTTGGAGTTGGTAATATCTCAACTGTTCCTACTAAATCATCGTTATCCCAATGTATCTCTCTTACGTTATGAGATACGTTCTTTAGGTTGATTACAGAAGAATCTGGATGGTCTAATTCACCAAGTGCTCTTCTTTCTTTAATAAGTGTTTCGTATTTTTTAGCTTCTCTCATCAAAATTTGTTTTGGATATATTCTTCCATTTTGATTTTCAGCACCTGCTCGTTGTAAAATACCTTTAACGATAGTTCTTCCACTTTCGTCTTCGTTTACTTTACCTTCGAATAGTTTTGTTTCTATTAATAAATTTCCCATTATGCTCCCCAAGTTTTTCTTCGTTTAAATAAATCAAAAAAGATTGCTGATACTTCCTGTCTGATGATTTTTCTTATTAAATCTTTATCAGACTCGTTGAGTTTCTCGTTAAGTTCTCCTTTTTTAAAACTAACGATTTCTTCATTGATTATATCATATAATTCTTTTTTAGTCATTATATTATTATTATCCTATTTTCTTTAAATAGTTAGTTTGTGTTGCAATCCAATCTTCACCTTTTAATCCAGCCATTTTTGCAGCTTTCTTAATTGCTTCAACTGTATTTCTTGCTTTCACTTTATACTTATTCTTCTTAGATAATTTAACACCATTAAGATTCATATCTGAAAAACTCATTTCCCAAGTTGCAAATCCTTCATTAATTGATTCCTCAACTGATTCCGTTTTATCTTCTTTTTTTTCTATTGCTTTTTGAAGTGCTGGTGGTAATTTTTTCTGAGCATCTGTTAATTCAGAAACTTGTTCTTGTTTTGCTCCTTTACCTTTCCAAGTTTTTTCTATGTTGTTAAAGAATTTCTTTTTTTCTTCATCAGACATACTAGGAATAGATTTACCAGCTTTTTCTAAAGCTCTTTTGAAAAACTCTTGATATTCCGATTCTTCTATCATAGTTTCTTTAACTATGTTTTTTAATGCTTCTCTTGTTATTTTCATTTTTCTATCTCCTGTATAGTTCGAGCGATATTAACCAATCTCTCCTTTATCTTATAAATATGTTTGTTTGTTCTTTTCCAATACTGATTGGAATCCAACTCATTCATTGTTTTGATTTTATTATACCAATTGAAAAACTTTTCAGTTTCTCTAAGTTGATACTTAAGTTCTTTTAAACCCATTGCCATCTTCTTATGAGGATGCATTGTTTCATCGTTTTTTAATTCTAACCAACGATTTACTGGTCTTTTGGATTTAGCTTCATTTAGCTCTTCATCCATCTTACCAACTATCTTCATACCAAATTGAGTTGAAATTTTTTTCTTACGTTTTTTATCTTTAGCACCACCATCAGAAAATGCAGCAGGAGTATTGTACCCACCAACTGCACCAGTTCCTGTCATTTCATCCAATTCGTGTTCTACTTCTTGGATTAGTTCATCTAAGAATTTATTAAGATTTTTTTCCATTGACATTTTTTATCTCCTTAATTAACTCATAAGACATCATTAAAGCTGAAACTTGTTCATCGGTAACTTTCTTACCAATTTTCTGTTTTTTCAAAACATTTATTGTTTCTCTCAACTTTATTTTTGTAATCTTATCTTTCATACCTTTATACGCTTCGTGTAAAGATGTGATAGTTTTAATTAATTCTGATTCATAGTATTCATTGAACTTAGATGTATTGGTAACATTATTAATATATTCTCTTAATAAACCTTTTTGAGATTGATTTAAAGTTGTATATTTTTTGTTAAAAGTTTCAATAAGAATTTTATATGTCAACAATCGAAGGTCTTTCTCTTGTTTTTTATATTCTTCAACTAATTTATCTTGTTTAGCTACTTTAGTAGTTTGGGAAGTTGATGAGATGTGCTCAACAAGAGTAAGTTTAGAATCAAATACATCTTTAATATCAAGAATATCATTCTTTTTACCTTCAAATAGTTTATGTATTGAAGCTAAAATTTTGTAGTTTGTTACCGGGGAAGATAAGAAATTATTAATTTCGAATGTTTCTTTGATAGACTTAATAAGATTATACTTTTCTCGTTGGAGTTTAGTATAATTTATTTTACTGTGTGCTTCCAATATAGCTTCAATAAACTTCTCAGCCTTTGATTCTGTATTGTACTTTTCGTTTATAAGTAGGTTGAATAATCTAAGCTCTTTTGATAACTCAGTTCCTCTTCCATAGAATTCTTTGATTATTCCTTTTGATTTTTCCTCACTACCATTGAGTATTTCAACCGTAATTTGTCGAGTTAAAAGTTCAAAAAGAAAACCCGTATTCTTAAATTTTGAATGTTTTATTTTTCTCATCTTATGTTTTTCCTATTATGATATAGTAAAATTTCCCTCTTATAAATATAAAATTATAAAAGTTAACCTAATTAATCTTCGTCTAGTATGTTGTTTTCGTCCAACATTCCTTTCATTTCATGTAAATACTTTCGTTTTGCCGCTATACCATTGATATATTTAATTGCTTTATCTTCTGATGTTCTTGAACGTTTTTTCGTTCTTTCGTTATCACCAAGTGGGTCTCTACCAAGTGGATGTTTATCTTTTCCATATGTTCCACCTTCTCTTGGTCTACCACCTTTATCTTTTATTTCGTTCTTGATATCTTCAAGTTGTTCTTCAATATCACTTGGTTCATCATCTTCCATTGCAGGGTCACTACCTTCATCTTCAATAGAACGAAATCTGAATCTATCTTTTAAATCATCTAACATCGCTACTCTTTGTTCATCTTGTTCACCACCACTTAGTTTGAATATATTTTCATATACCCAATCCTTAGATAACATATTTAATCCTTGAATATCTTGAGCTAATCTAATTTTCTCACTCCATAAGTTTACTTTTTCTTGTTCGTAAATTGTAGATGGATTAACTAATGATAATTCAAAATTAGTCATTTCAGAATCTGTAATTCCTTGTGCATATAAATGAACAATTGCAATTTTAGATAATTCTGAAACTACTGTTCTTTGTATTCTCTCTATTGTTCTTGCAAATCTAACATCTTCTGCTGCTAATGTTGCTTTACCATTTACATTTTCTTCATATCCTAAATATGCTCTAGGAACTTTTAATGCTGCAAATAATTTGTTTTTTAGATAATCAATATCATCGATGGTTGCATACTCTAATCCTGCAAGATTATCAATAGATGTTCCACTATCACCACCACGAACAGGAAGATAGAAATCTTCTGTTAGGTTTTGCATATTATACTTTAAGTTATAATCACCAGTATTTCTATCAATGAATGGAACTTTCTTCATTTTATTGATAATTCTTTGCATATAGTTATCTACCTCTGTTGGAGGAATGTTACCAATATCAATTTTGAAAACTCTCTTTTCAGGTGCTCTCATAATTCTATGGATTAACATTGCATCTTCCATTAAAGATAATTGTTTCCACAATCTTCTACCATTTTCAATCATTGATTTTCCGTATGGTAACCAGTTTGTATCTGCTAATAATCTAAAGTGAGCAACTTCAAAGTTTTCGTATTGTTCTTTTCCATTTGGGTCTTCAGTAATTTTAAACTTTACTGAGTTTGGATTCGATGGGTCTGTTCTTTCTAATCTTTCTGTGTTGTAAACTGAATGAGGTGTTACGTTAACAATACCTTTACCTTCAGCGATTTCTAAACCTAAGAAGAAATCTCCATACTTACACATATTTCTTACCCAAGGCCATAAGTTGAATTCAACATTAAGAACATCATAAAATAAGTTATTTAAAATATCTTGTACTTGTTGATTATCAGAGTGAACCAATAAAGTATCACCAAATTCATTCTTTAGTGTTGATTCATCTGCGTATATATCAAGAGCTGATGCTAATATTGGGTCATTATCCATAGCATCATAATCTCTAAAAACTTCTCTACGAACTTGTTGGTATGCCATTGATTGAGCACCACCTGCTTGTTCGAAAAAACTTTTTTGTAGTTTCGTGTACCTATCTCTTAAAGAGGATAGATTTGTTTGTTGTCTTTCATCGGTATCGAAAACTTTTCTCTTACCATCTTTATCGACAGTAACGACTGCCTGAGCTCTGAAGAGTTTTGTTAACCTACCAAAAAATGAAGTATCTGCCATGTTGTTCCTATTTTTAAATTATAACCTTTATTTTATTATTACCACTTTCTACAAGACCAGTATCTTGCTTTATGTCTTGGACCGGGTGAATCACAATTGTGTCTAGCTCTGAATGCTTTTCTTGCATCTGGATTATTCTTTCGAATAGACATTGTTTTTTCTCCTGATTTCTTTGCTGAACTACCACCATGTCCAAAATTAACTTTTACAACATTACCTTGAGGGTTTTTAACATATACTTTAAATTTTTTCACATCACCTTGCATTGGTTTTCCAAGTTTAACTGTTCTACCTTGATACTCAGCTTCATTCATATCAGATTTGTATTCTTTCATGAACTTCGAAAATTCTTGTATATCATCATAGTTTTCTACTATGTACTCATTACAGTAGTTTTCGTTTTCATTTATTAAATCTATCATTGAAATCATAGTTATTTCTCCTTATATTATAAATATATAATTATTTAATTAACCAAGTTAAATCCTCATGGTTATCACCAACTCGCATTTTCCAAGGGTCATCATCCATTGAAGTATTACCACCAAAACCCATTCCACCAATATCTAATTGATGTGCACCGATTCCACCCAATGCTTGTTTTGTTAAATCAATTCCCTCTTGTCTTAATCTAAGTGCAGTATCTCTAACCCACAATCCGATTGATAATGACATTGTTAAATCATCATTATAACCTCGCATTGCTTCTGCTCTATTACCATTCCATATAAATGTAAACATTTCATCTATTGTTCTTTGTGAACGAATTGTTACAGATTTTTCTCTAACATATTGTTCTAACTTAGAAATGATTAAAGGTCTTGTTTTAGATGTTGTACTAAAACCAGCAGTTAAACCTCTATCTTGTGCTCTGTATTTATTTGATAATTGATTTTCAGTATCTACATACTTTAAATCTTTACTCATATAAAAAGTATTTTGATAACCTCTATCAATCACTTGTTGTAAAACTGCCCAACCAATATTTGCATTTTCAACTACAAGTAAGGCGTTATTATATTCGGTTGCCAATGCAACTAAAAAGTTTCCAAAATCTTTTGTATCTAATTTACCTTTGTATTCTGCAACTTGAGAAGATTCTTCTATATCGATAACATGACACGCTGAGTAATCCGTTGAATCTCCACGAGCAACATCCGCTACAACCATATAAGATTTGGTATAGTTTGGATATTCCCACTTCCAAAGATTTCCATCGAACCCAGTCTTTTCCATTGGTTCTTGTACAAATGATTCTTTATAAAACATTAAAAGTTGTGGGTCTATTACTGTATCACCAGAACTAACAAAATCACAATCACATTCTTGTGCTGCTCCCTTTACCCCAAGTAGTACCTCTTGTTCATCTCTCCAATCTTGATTTCTTTCAGGATGTACACTCCAATGTAGTCGTATTGGATTAAATGTATTTGTTTCATCTTCTGCTCCCACCCAAGTTTTGTGGAAAAAGTTTCCAACACCATTTGGAGTAGAAAGTATAATTGCATTACCACCC